AACTTACACTATCCTCTGCTTCGTTCCTAGTGCTAGAGGTTTTTAGGGGTTATCGTGAGTGAGACGCACCAGTATCCGGTGTTGTGTACAAACAACACCTCAAGATGGATTAGGCAACCCTAATCAAACAGTGTCTCGTATATAGCCTTAAGCGCCTGTACAACAGGATTCAAACGCTTCTTTGTTCAATTCAAAGAAGTCATTGTAACCTGTAAGTCTCCAAGTGTTGTTAGCCTTGTCTGTGTAGTCTAAGTGCCTGTTAGTTTTGAAGTTTTGTGGTAATTGGTATGCGATATATTTGCCTATTCGGTCAAATTTCATAAAGAGGATGTTCACATCGCCTTGGTCTGCTGCCTCAAGTGTTTGTTGTAGCCAGTTTTCAAGTTGTGGTATGGGGCCTTTAGTGAGTAATTGATGGAAGGGAAATCCTGCATAGTTTTTACACTCTGCATTAAAGTATTTCCAATGGTCAGGAGGAATAATATCTCCTTTATGGGCTCGTACTTGTCCTTCCGTAAGTGTTTCTCGACGATAATTGTTTTTACCGCCAGTGAAAGCACCACTGTCTGGAACTCTTGTAAATGAATTATTATACATTTCAGAGAGATGCTTTGCTATTTCTCTCTCGAACCCTTTGCCTTTTGATTTGCTTTTCGATGGCATACTTCTCGTGGATTTCTTTTTGTCTTTGTTTTGCTAAAGTAATTATCTTTCTTAAAGATCTCCGGCTTGAAGCGTGAGTCCTATGTGATAATTTACGCTCAAACTTCTCATTTTCGACAAAATATTCTAAGTATGCTTTCGTAAGTAAGTCGTGTGTGTCGTCTATTATCATATTGTCACCTCTAAATCATTACTGTAAGATGTAAATCCATTTTCCTTAATAACTTTTAACACATGATTAACCCTTCCAATTAATTCATCCTTGTGACTGATAAGGAAAACATTTTTTTCTCGTTCTCTGCCCATCTTTTTAATTACTGCAAGTGAACCTTCTACTCCTGCAGTGTCCATTCCGCTGTCAATTAGCTCGTCAATAAACAATAAATTAATATTTTGATACAAACTCTCCCATACATCACGGAATGCAAAGCTCATACCAAGTATTAGCCTGTTCCTTTCGCCTCTGCTAAGGTTATCAAAGTCTAAATCCTGTCCAAGCTGGGTAATTTCTACTGCTAGATCGTTTTGGAATGTAACTTGATGTGGTAAACCTAGCTTATCTAGGTAATAAGTAAGCCTATTGTTAAGATATGCAAGATTTTGATCAATAATCTTCTTCCTAATGAACGAATCCTTGTTGGTTAACAATTTTAATAGGAATTCTTGATGCTCTTTATAGTCTGTAAGCGTGTTTACAGTATCCCAAACAATGTCCTGTAGTGCAGTTTGTGACAATTCTTCAATTTGTTCTTGGTATGGATCCGTTTCTGTTTCTGTACGTTCTAGTGTACTACGTAATTGACCTACATTTTCTTTATGCTCGTATGCTTCCTTAACTGTGTCATAAAAAGTGTTAGGCCTGCCATTAATATCACCAATTTGTTCTAATCCTTGCTCTACATCTGCTAATTTTCTTGCAATTTCTGTTTGATATGTAACAGCATCTTCTAATTCTTTGGCTTTTTTGTCTACCATTTCCTGTTTTTTGTCAGCATGTAATGGCTGATTACATGCGTAACATATGGCATTGTCTAATTCATCTATGTCTTTTTTAACTTTATCAACTGTTTTATCTGCACGAGATAGAGCGCTTTCCAATGTAGCACGTTCCTTGTTTAGTGCTGTAATTGCGTTATTGTGTTCATTCCAATCTGCAAGTTTTTGATGTAATACTAACTCGTTTTCGATGTCTAACTGTTCTAATTCGGTAATGCTACGTTGTAATTTACCAATTCCTTTTTCTTTTTGTGCTTTCCACGCAGATTGTTTTAGTTTTAAGCTATCGATGCTATCTTGTATACGTTCATTACTGGTTTGTACGGCTCTAATACGTGCTTCTTCGTCGGAAATAGCATCTTTTGTACTTCGTACCTGCTCTTTTAGTCTCTCTGCCTTTTCAGATAGCAGTGTAATACCTAGCAGTTGCTCAATAATCATTCTTTGATCGTTCTGTCGCATGTTAAGGAACGGTTCTGTGTAGGTATTAAGTGCAACCACATGTTTAAACATGTCATGACTCATACCAAGAAGCTCATTTATAGCCTCTTGTGTCTTCCTACTGTCTCCTTGGCTTTCGTCTACTATTTCCTGCTCTTGATTGTTAATATAAAACTTCATTACATTAGGAGATCGACCTCTTTCTATCCTATAGTCAGTATTATTCTTTTCAAAATGTAATGTAACCAGCATTCCCTTACTGTTTGTCTTGTTAATTAAGTTATTTCTCTTAATATTAGTAAGTGCTTGTCCATATAATGCGTATGATAGTGCATTAATGATAGTAGTTTTGCCTGTTCCGTTACGAGATCCAGTATCGTCACCACCTTGATCTAAGTTTTCACCTAAAACTAGTGTTAATTGTTCTTTGCTAAAATCTATTGCTTGCGTTTGATTACCAACGCTCATAAAGTTTTTAACCGTAAGGTCTTTTATTTTAATTGGCATTATAGTTCGTTGTAAATGTCTAACAGTGTGTTTTTGTTGAAGTTTTCGCTGTCAATTGCATTAATTTCTTTAGAAACAATCTCATCTACTGTTTCAAACTGGCTAATATCTAGTTCTGTTGATATTTCTTCAATCTGTTTCTGTGGAATAAGCACAATTTCTCTACAATTGTATTGCGATATATATGTTTCTTTGATAAATTGTGCTTCCTCATACGATATTGGTAAATCTAGTGTAACCCTAAGATACATATTTGGTTTAATTATGTTTGCTTGGGGATCTAGTAGCTTACTTAATGTTGTAGTACGATATTTAGGTGCATCTGACCAATTGATATATTCGGGTGCGAGGTTATTTTCACGATCAAATATCATCATACCACGCTCATCATCACCGGCATCTGCATAATTATGCGGAAATGCATTGCCAATATACTGTATCTTACCTTGTTTTTGTCGCTTATGGAAATGACCACTAAACACAAGGTCTTGATTTTTAAAATGTTCAGGACGTAAATCACCATGCTCGGGCATTTTTACCATTGCATTCATATAAAAATGTGGTAATTCAAAATGTCCAAACATGTATTTAGATTTACATTGTTCAATAAGCTTCCATTCATCTCCTACTAACCAAGGTACAAGGGCAACATCGTCAATTTTTGTAAATGAGTTTACAAATTCTATACCTTTGATGTGTCTGGCAAAGTCAGTAGAACTTACATCACGCTTATCTTTGTAATATAAATCGTGATTACCTGTAAAAATATAAAAAGTGTCAAATGCTGCACCTAATTTTTCTAAACTACGGAGTGTAGCCTGCATAGTTGTGAGATTTAAACTGTTACGATTGTGATGCCAGTCTCCGCAAAAAATTCCAGCATCGCATTTATTTTCTTGAGCAGTTTCTATAAACCAGTCAACAAAATTTTCACAATCGTCATTATGTATTTTACTATTACCTTTTAATCCAAAATGTATATCAGTAAATACTGCTGCTTTTTTAAACATAAAAATTTAGAATGTGTTGTTTTCTTGGAACTCTGCTTCACGTTTTAAAGCAACAGCCCACTCGTCATTTGCTTGTCTAGTGTAACTAGGATTCATATTATTCATTTCCAAAATATCATCTCGTATATTTTGATTACGTTTTTCTAGATTAATTACCCTTACAAAACTGTTTGTAACTGCTGCTGTATAATATGCAAATGGATTTTGACTTTTAGATTCGTCAAATTGTAGACCAATTTGTGCTAATTGTAAAATAGCTTGTCCTCGCATTTCGTCATTATATGTATATCCACGTACATTTCCTCTTGTTGCGTATCTTTCACATAATTTCATCCACATTAATGCTAGTTTATCTGTAGGAATTCCATGATTTAAAGAAAAACACCCATTGTCTAGATCTCCTTTCCAATGGCTTTTTCCTACGCAAACTAAAACATTATTGTCGTCAAATTTCCAATGTTGGAAAGGAGGAAAATTTAATTTTACTTTATGATCTGCAACAGTTTTAGGATTTTTTTTTCTTCCTGGTTGATCTGGAATATGATCATACGTCATAATTCTAAATACAAGAACATTTTTTTCTATGTCGTTAGGATTTTTATCTAACAAATTTCTTTTAATATAATTTTTCTTAGCATCGTCGATTATTTCGCTATTGATATCATTTAATGAATGTAAAATGATATCAAATTGATTAAATGATGGACTAGTGAAACTACAAAAAGTACTTTTACTTTTATGGATTTCACTTAATATGTCTTTGTTATTTAGATAGTTTGTTTTCTTCATTAATTCTCCGATATGAGTTATAATTATAATATACGTGGTTAAAAAAGTCAATAAATACTTTATATGTAGGAGTTCTAAAATTATGGGTTTTCCACAAATAGATACAAGTAATATAACTAATGCTGCTGGAAAGGAACCAACTAAATCTTTTTCAGCATACGTAAGTGACGGTGCCAGTGCAATTGGTGGCAGTATTTCTAATGCTGGTAAAGCAATTTCTGCTAGCATAAGTAGCTCTGGATTTGCGGCAGAAATAAGAAAATTTGGATTACCTATTGGCGGTGAACCTGATCAAGCCGGCAATAATAATTCGGCTACTTGGGGTGCAAATGAAAATGAAATTCCAGACTGGAGAGTAAAATTAAGTTTAGCTCCAGGATATGACAATTCGCAAACGGGTCCATTAGTTAATTCTGATAATGCTTTAGTTTTTCCAATAACACCTACTGTAATGTTAAGTCACACTGCATCATATACTCCGATTAAACCTATACATAGTAATTATCCTTTTTATGCTTATCAAAATTCGGCTCTAGAAAACATAACAGTTACTGGAGAATTTCCAGTAGAAAATGAAACAGACGGAGAATACTGGGTTGCGGCTACTCATTATTTGCGTTCTGTAACAAAAATGGCTTATGGCGAAACTGAAAATGTAGGCGCACCGCCTCCTGTAATAAAATTAAATGGTTATGGTGATTATGTATTTAAAGATGTTCCTGTTGTAGTTACAAATTTTACTGTAGAACTACCTACAGACATAGATTACATTTTAGTAAAAGGTGTTGTTGGGGGATTTAAAGGTACGTATGTGCCAACTAATAGTACAATATCAGTTACTTTGATACCTATGTACAGTAGACGACAGGTGAAAAAATTTACTTTACAAGATTTTGTAAAAGGATATTATATAGGTGGTAATATGAAAGGTATGTTATAATGGCAGTATACAATAATAATAGCCCGTGGGCCAATACAGAAATAGAAAATAATTTTTATTTAAGTTTATTATCTATACGATCTGTTCCAGCAGAAGATGACGATGTTGTGTATACAGTTCAACCGCAATATACACATAGACCAGATTTGCTAGCTTATGATTTGTATAACGATACAAATTTATGGTGGGTATTTGCCCAACGAAATATGGATATTATACAAGATCCAATTTATGATCTTGTAGCAGGATTACAAATTAGATTGCCTAAAGGATCGTCATTGAAAAAAATGTTAGGAACTTGATAATATGCCTTCCAAACCTACAGTTACAACCCAAGCTGATCCTGGGTCTGCATCTAATACAACAACTAAAGCAACATCGAGCCCTGAAAAAAAATCTAATGGGCAAACAAATTTGTCTATTCCTTTTGTAAATGAATTAGAAGATTATACAAGTTATAATTATGTTTTTACTTTAAGTTGTTTAGATGATGAGGAAATTGCAGCACCTCATGACACATATAGGAAAAATGGACCTAAAATTATTTTGCTTAGATCTGGTGGAGGTGTTGATGGTGTTGTTACAGAACCAGAAAACGAAGGACTTGTTGAATATTTTATAGATAATGTAGAAGTAGATAGTATAATTGCTCCAAACAGAAAATCAAGACATACAAATGCTACTAGAATAAAATTTCAAGTTGTTGAGCCTTACAGTATGGGTATTTTTTTACAAGAATTAAAATTAGCAAGTAAAATTGCAAGAGGAGCGCAGGCAAATTATTTAGAAAATGCTTATCTTCTTACAGTTGAATTTAAAGGTTGGGACGATAAAGGGAATTATTTAGAGAAAAAACATTTAAAAAGGATGTTTCCATTTAAAATTGTAAACATAAATTTTAATGTTACAGAAGGAGGTAGTGTTTATGATATAGATGCTATTCCATGGGTAGAGCAGGCAGCAACTGATACTGTACAAGGTTTAAAAACTGATGTGAAATTAATTGGATCAACTGTTAAAGAAATGTTGCAAACAGGATTATATAGTCTATCTACTATTTTAAATTCTCGTGAACAAGAAAAAAGATTAAAAGGCGAAGTAACTACAGCAGATGAATATGTAATATACTTCCCCAAAGAACCTAAAGATAAAATTTTTACAGGTAGTTTCTCTAATGAAGGAACTAAAAGCGTAGCGGCAAGTATTAGATCTAATTTAGCAGTATCAAAACCTAAATTATGGAAACAATCTATCAGTGAAGTATCTACAAAACCTGGGTGGTTTGATAGTGAGTTAGATGATAAAGAAAAAACGATCTTAGGTGTTATGATCAAACGAAGTAATTTAGGTGAATTTGCAAGGTTTAAAGCAGATGAAAGGCGTGCAAATAACATTATTGGTAGAGCAAAAATTGTTGATAATATTTTAGATGGTGTAAAAAGACCTTTTAGTAGGCCTAGGTTTGTTGAACTAGATGACAAAGATGGTATTTTTGAAAGGAGCCAAATACAAGTTGATGACAATATAACATCATTGACGTTTAAAGCAGGAACTACAATCCAGGAAATTATAGAAGAAGTAATTTTAAGTAGTCATTTTGGCAGAACGGTAGGATCAAGAACACCTGATCAAAATGGCATGATCGATTGGTTTAAAATTGATTTAGAAGTATATAATTTAAAAGACGAAGCACAAGAAATTAAGCAAGGCAGACCGCCTAGATTATATATCTTTAAAGTCTTAACCTATAAAACACATGTCAGTCGATATTCACCAGTTACCCAACCTAGTTTAACAGAAGCATTAAAATCACAATGCTTAAAGGAATACAATTACATTTATACTGGAAAAAATGATAATGTATTAGATTTTGATATTAATTTTAACAGAGCATATTTTTTAGCAAATACACCTTTTGCTGGAGCAAATAAAGGGACTACTTTAGATGCAAATTCAAGTAGGAGGTCAGGTACTGAGGAAATTCCTAAAGCACTTCCTGCTTCGGGCGGAGACAGTGATTCTAAGACAGGTAATACTGTATGGGAAGAAAGTTACAAGCAAGGCTCTGGATTAGTTGGTGGTGGTGGACTTGATAAAGTTACTACCTCTGTAGCAAGAGATTTTAATGATGCAATTTTGAATAGTACTGTAGATCTTGTAACAACAAGTTTAACAATTTGGGGTGATCCATATTATATAATAGATAGTGGATTTGGAAATTATTTAAGTGTTCCTAGTGAAGAATTTATAAATCTAAATGCAGATGGCAGTTTAAATCATCATGACAGCGAAGTTCATATTTTGTTAAATTTTAGAACTCCGTTTGATTATCCTCATAAAATGACTAAAGGTAAATTAGATCCTGCAGGGTTTATGGATTTTTATCAGGATGGAACCTACAGTCCGCAAGCTTTTAGTGGAGTATATCAAGTAACACAAGTTATGAATAGTTTTTCTCAAGGACAATTTACGCAAAGATTGAGTATGATTAGAATAAGGAATCAAGAAAAAACAGATACGAAGAAATCAGGGACAACAGAAGCAGCATTAGCTAGGTCTCTAGAATCTACATCTGAATTCCAACAAAAACAAACTACAATAAGAGGCAGAGCAGGAGGCGCAAGCGCATAATATGGCATCTACATCGGCTAGAAATCAAACAGGAAGAGGACAAAAACCTACATGGATGACAGGTGTTGGACCATATGTAGGGCGTGTAGTGAATCATCTTGATACTGAATTTATGGGGGCAATAGAAGTAGAAATATTAAAAACAACGGAGGGCGGAAATCCAACGAACAGTAGCGGTTATTACATTCCTTGTACTTATGTAAGTCCTTTTGCTGGGCAAACTCCAAGAAGAGGAGTTGCTGAGAGGTATGGATTTGATTATACACAAAAAAGTTATGGCTTTTGGGGTATTCCGCCAGATATAGATACGAAAGTTTTAGTATTAATGGCAGAGAATAATTTTGGTTTTGGATATTGGATAGGTTGTATTCAAGACAAATTTATGAATTTTATGATGCCTGGTAATGCTACTACCGGCTACAGCACAGATGGTGGAAAATATGATAATAAAATTGTTCCAGTAGGAGAATATAATAAAACAATAGAAAGTGGAAGCGGTAATGATCCTACTCAATATTATAAACCAGTAGATATAGATCATGCTGATGTTTTAGAAAAGCAAGGTTTAACAAAATGGGATGAGAATATAGTAGATCAAACTAGAGGTACAACTACGTCTAGTGCAAGAAGAGAAGTGCCTAGTATGGTTGTTGGGTTAAGTAGTCCAGGACATCCTGATCGTAGAGGACCAATGGTTCCTTATGGTGAAAAATTTGGGCAAACAAACGTGCCTTTTAGTAGATTAGGAGGTACTAGCTTTGTAATGGACGATGGCGATGAAAAAATTCTTAGGAAAAAACCTGCAAATACAGATCCGCCAGAATATGCTTATGTTGAAAAAAAGGAAACAGACGGTGATGTTACATTGCCACATAATGAATTATCAAGATGGAGAACTCGTACCGGTCATCAGATTGTTATGCATAATACAGAAGACTTAATTTATATTATTAATTCTCAAGGTAATGCATGGATAGAATTAACAAGTAATGGAAAAATTGATATTTACACAGACGATAGTGTAAGTATACATTCTGAAACTGATTTTAATTTAAAGGCAAATCGTGATATAAATTTAGAAGCTTCTGGTAATGTTAATATTAAAGCTAGAGAGCAAATGCGTTTAGAATCTGGCAATGCAACACATTGGAAAGTTGGTACAGCAGAGGTTAAAAAAGATCCTGCATTACGTCCGGAATTAGGTATTAAAAATGAAGATGGAACATGGAAATGGAATAGTTTTGAAGATTTACCTACAGTTGAACAACCAGGCGATAATTTATATATTGATGTAAGTAGAGATGTGTATTGGAAAGTAGGAACTCATCCTAAATTAGGAGATTTTAAATTAGAAGTTTCTCAAGACGGACACGCAACATTTGATAGAGATTTCTTTTTGCTAGCAAAAAAGAACATTCATCAGCATTCTAATAAAGCCACATTTCATGAAGCAGATACAACTTTTGATCAAAAATCAGGCAAAGAATTTTATCAATTATCCGGAGCTAATATGCACATTAGAAGTGATAAAGATCTGCGCTGTTATGCAGATGTAAATGCTATTGTTAAAAGTAAAACAAATTTTATAACTGCAATGAATGCTAATCATTTTAAGGCAGCAAATATTAATTTTTTAACTGCAGGAGCAGCGAATGAATATAATGCACCTGTAAATAATATGAGTAAATTGCAATTTTTTGGCAGCGGATCTGCAAAAGGGTCAAATGGGGTAACAGCAGAAAAGGCCACAGATGCAATAGATGCATTGTTGCCAGAATGTGCGCATCATGCATATATTCCAATTAGAATTCCAACACACGAACCTTACTACAGTCATGAAAATTTAGAGCCAAAAACTTTTTATCCTGATAAGACTGATAGTACAATTTCTATAAAAGATGATTGTGTGTTTGTTGAAAATTATAAGCAAGAAGAAATAAAACCACCAATTACTTACAATGGTGGAGCGCAAGAAGACACATTTAAGAAAGGAAAATGATGTTTAAAGAAACTTCATTATACAAAGAAATTGTAATTAAAGGTAAAAATAAAACTAAAAATTTTGTACCTGGTACAAAGGTTTATAAAGGTATAAGTTCTGTTAATGTTGATAATGTTACAATGAATTTATATGATCTTGCTTTAATAAAACAAGACATTATTAATCATTTTCATATCAGGCAAGGAGAAAAGCTATCAGATCCCACTTTTGGCACAATTATATGGGATTTACTCTTTGATCCATTAACTCCTTCTTTGCGTGATTTAATTATTCAAAATGTAAATGATATTATTCAGAGTGATCCACGTGTTAAGGTAGATAGTGTTATAATTGATGAGTATGAAAGCGGCATACAAATTGAGTGTAATTTAATATATTTGCCATATAATATTCAAGAATCTATGCAATTAAATTTTGATAAAAATGCAGGATTTTTATCAATATAAGAAATATATGTATTTTTTATACAAATAAATATATAAAAAGGAAAAAAGATGTCTTCTACAGATAGACAAAATAGATTAATGGTAGCAGAAGATTGGAAAAGGATTTATCAATCTTATCAAAAAGCCGATTTCCAAAGCTATGATTTTGAAAATCTTAGACGGGTAATGATTAACTACCTTAGAGAAAATTACCCTGAAGATTTTAATGATTATATAGAAAGCTCAGAATATATAGCATTAATTGATTTGATTGCATATTTAGGGCAAAATATATCTTTTAGAATAGATTTAAATTCTAGAGAAAACTTTTTAGAACTTGCTGAACGTAGAGAAAGTGTACTTAGATTAGCAAGATTGCTGAGTTATAATCCAAAAAGGAATATAGCTGCGTCTGGATTATTAAAAATTGTTAGTGTAAGAACTAGTGAAGTAACTACAGATAGTAATAATTTATCATTACAAAATCAAAATATTTTATGGAATGATCCAAGCAACGCTAATTGGTATGAGCAATTTATTATTGTAATGAATAAAGCTTTGTTATCTACTGAAAAATTTGGAAAACCTGTTAAAAAAACAGATATTTCAAATATTTCAACATCAAAATATAGATTACAGACGAATAATGATATTGATTTGCCTATTTTAAATTTTACTAAAACAGTTGACGGATCGTCAATTGCTTTTGAAATTTGCCCTGTTGATTTTGAGGATACTATCAAAGAAGAAACACCGTTACCTGGACAGCCATTTTCGTTATTATATAGAGAGGACGGTATCGGACCTGCTAGTAATAATACGGGATTTTTTGCACTCTTTAAGCAAGGATCAATTGATTATGGAGATTTTGAAATAACAAATCCCAGCAGTAATCAATTAGTAACTATTGATGCAATTAACGTTAACAATGAAGATGTATGGTTGTATAAGTTAGATGACGATGGTAATCCTAGCGAGCTGTGGACAAAGGTTGAGGCAGTTGAAGGTAACAATGTTATATATAACACAGTTGATAAAAATGTTAGAACAATTTATAGTGTGTTAACTCGTATAAATGATAGAATTACGTTAATATTCTCAGATGGTGTTTTTGGTGATTTACCTAAAGGTAACTTTAGGGTGTATTATAGAACAAGCAGAAATTTAGGCTTTACTATTACTCCTAGAGATATGCTAGGAATCAGTTTAGATTTTGAATATATTACTGAAAGACAGAAAGTAGAAACATTGTCATTGGTTCTTGAATTACAATATACAGTTGATAATGCTAGTAGTTCAGAGGATAATGAAACAATACGTAAATTAGCTCCTATGAGTTATTACACACAAAATAGATTAGTAAATGCAGAAGATTATCAGATTGGTCCATTATTGTCGAGTAATGAAATTGTTAAAAGTAAAAGTGTGAATAGAATTTCTAGTGGTGTATCTAGATATTTTGATCTGTCTGATGCAAGTGGAAGATATAGTAAAACAAATTTGTATGGAACCGATGGCATTATATTTAGAGAACAATATGTAGAAAAGTTAAGTTTTGAATTTGAAACATTGACAGATATAGAAATTGTACTAACCAATATTGTAGATCCTATTGTAAAGAAAACTTCAGTAAAAAATTATTATTATTCAAATGTAACTAGAATACCTTATGTAGATCAAGGAATTAGTTGGAATAGTGTTACAGTAGATACTAATTATAATACCGGATACTTACAAAATCTTAATGGAGTAATACAAGTCTTAGGCAACGCAACTACATCAATCTTAAAATATATAACAGCTAATACTATAATAAAATTTTCTGCTCCAGCAGGGTATCATTTTACAGCAGAAAGAGAATTAAAAGCAGGACCTGCTGTGGAAAAAGGTGCAGTATTATATTATTGGGTAAAAGTAATTAATACATATAATGATGGCACACAACTATTAGAAGATGGTAGGGGACCAGTTATTTTTGCAGATAAAATACCAACAGGTGCTTTATTGGCTGAGATTAGACCGTTTTTGTCTAAAGCAATAACTGATGATGTGAAATTGAATTTAATCGATCTTATATTTTCATTCAAGCAATTTGGACTACGTTATAATCGAAATGCAGAGAGGTGGGACATTATTTTAGAAGAAAATTTAGATACGATTAGTCCGTTTGGAGTTGGTAAAGAAGGAGATACTACAGGACAAAAATTAGATGCAAGTTGGCTTTTAAAATTTACAACAAATAAAGAATCTTACACAATTGAGTATAGAGCATTAAGGTATGTTTTTGAAAGTGATAATGAAATCAAATTTTACTTTGATGCAAGTGATAAAATATACGATGCTGAAACTGGAAAAATAGTTAAAGATAAAATTTCAATATTGTCAATTAATCAAAAGCCAATAACTAATGAAAGTGCAGGTTTAGAGAATTTTACAACTAATTTTGATTGGGCTATTAAGGATACATATAGAGATCCTTTAGGTTATATAACAGGTAAAAAAGTCGAAGTTGATTTCTTTGATAGTGACGATGATGGGATTCCTGATGACGAAGAATTGTTTGAAGAAATTGTA